TTGACTATACTTTGTATGGGATGGCAATGATTCCTTGCTCACATTGTGAGCCGCTGGTAGTATGTCTACCTTAGGTAGGCCAATTCGCACCCCTATATTCTAGGGAATACGGAAAGGAGGGTAAGACTATGTCTCACTCTAGTACCAATGGTGTCATACTCTCCAGTATAGCGCTGAATAGAAATATGAAGCGCTACTGGCAGAGCAAGTATGAGCGTATTGTTCGCAACTGCGGGCCAGATGAGGCTTGTGCGAAGTTTAAGAACCTCAGGGTTGTTATTCTGAAGTACTTGTCGGAATCTGATCGCAGAGCCAACCTAGACACGTTCCTAGCCTCGACAGGGTTTAGGAATAATGGGTATCTCCGCATGCTCTTTGAGTATGCTGAGACTCAACCACATTCGATACTGAACTTTCTAAAGCTGTTCAGCGCAAAGCAAAAGTCGACTCAGTCGGCTGATGCCGCTGCATACGCCTGTAAGAGACGTTTGGAATCGGTGCGTGTTAACACAACTACACCCAAGTATCTAAGAGCATGGCTTCACTGCTTATGCAGTAGGCCGCGACTTAGTTATGCGGATGCTAAGAATGATGCTAATCATTCTTTCCATGCCTTAGCTCTTCATCACTCCTATAAGGAGTGGAAAGAGTATTGGGGTAAATGGTATGGAGTGGTACTCCATGGTTGGCAGTCCAGTAAGCATCTGGACTATAAACCCGTCTTTCCAGAAATCTACAAAGATTATGCACCCACTGAGGAAGATTCTGAATCTTATCAGCAGGATTTCGCCTCTTTGGTGTCCATGCATATGACAGATGAGCCTTGCTTGTCACAGGGCGAACTCGATTTTGTAGATGGATTTCTGAATGATGATGTTGGGGATGCATTAACTGCAGTCCTTTGGGGCGACGAACCGTCAAACCAAGAGTTATCTGGTTTATTCCGGAACTCGGAACTGTTCGATGGCCAATTCGTTGGTCATGTTCAGCACATCCATAAAAAGGGTGGCGGAACAGACTTAAGAGATATAGCTGTTCCGAACAGATTCATTCAGAATGCTCTAGTGCCAGCTGCGGATAGGTTATATAACCTTGTCCGTAAGCTGCCAAAGGATGCTACCTTTGCGCAAGACAAGTTTGATACCAAGATTCAGAATCGTGTAAACAACGATAATCTGTATCAAGGGTCTGTTGACCTGTCAAAGGCAACAGATAATTTACCCTTTCATTGGGGTGAAGAAATCATACTATTTCTCCAGAAGCACTTCGGTGTGAACCGAGAAGAGCTCCTCCTACATTCCATCTATGGTGGGATGATGGATGATGCAGTCGCAAAGAAAGAGATGGACTTTATAAAGAGTTTTTCTTTATTTCAGACCATTGCTAGAGCTAATTGGGAAGATGAAGGATTTATGTTACAGTGGAAGGTTGGTCAACCTCTAGGGTCACTACCTAGTTTTGCAACGTTGGCTATAACCCATAATCTTCTACTAGAAAGTATGTCAGCCCATCTCGGGCTCAGACACTCTCCGTATGTTGTACTTGGCGATGATGTCGTCATTATGAACAAACGACTACGCAAGCGTTATATACGCGAGCTAGTTTCTCGAGGAATTCCACTTTCGCTCCATAAGAGCTATGAAGGCAGACTTAGTGAGTTTGCCGGGAAAACCTACGTGAAGAATTGTGTCCCTTTCTATTGTTCAGATCATAATCCTGTAACCTGGAATTCTCTGTTTGATTGGCAGAGAACCACTGGCATAAGGATCCCTTGGGTAAATCTCCCCAAGGCCATCAAGACGAAAGTCTATCAGGTGGTTAGAAACCAAAGCACTGAACACCTTCAAACAAAGCAAGTTATTCAATTGGCAAAATCCTCCTACGACTTAGTAGAAACCTGTGAAATCTACGGTCGTGGGTCGCACATATATCCGATAAGGGATAGTGCAGGATGGTCCGATCTGATAGCTGGGTACTTTGAGTACCGCATTACCGATAGTCCGATACCTGAAGGCTTAAAGCACACAGGCATTACGGTTCTCCGTAATGGCAGACCCGTGGTTCTTATGAACTACGAGCTAGCCGAAAAGGACGGCTATTTTCAGCGATTCAGACCAGTTGAATTGCCCGCTTGGTACAAGGCTAAGGTAAGGCCATGTGCCACAGACGCAGCAATCGCTGCCGCATGTCAGAGTATTCTGACATATGGCTCAGAAACGGCATCATAAGATACCATATCTGCGCTTCGGCGTATGATAAAAGGAATTTGGTCCGGGG